ATGTGAAATTACAAAAATACTTGTATTCTAGAATAGGTGTGTTATAATATGAGTGTAAAGAAAAGAGGGAAAACAAAATGAGTCGAATTTATAAGCATGGGCATTATCCTAGTGACTTGACTATGGATAATGTGAATAAAATTGTTGATGTCGTTGAAACGTATCTATGTAATTATAAACTAGCGTTTCATCTTGTTTATCAAAGACGACACTTAATTAGAATGGATATTTGCAAATTAGGTTCAAAATCCATTATAGCCTCATATTCGTTTAAATATGAGACGTTAACACTTTTTAAACGTAAGGTATTTCAAGGTGTTGTTTCATTTGGTGATATGATTCAAGAAATTGAAAGACGAGGATATAATTATGATTAGTAATTTAATTCTTGCAAGTTTCATGATTTGGGTGTTATTATCTGTATACCAAATATACCAGCACTGTAAAGGAAACTTTAAATATTATAAAGTGTCAAACAGATACATAAATTTCATTATATTATTAATCATAATGTTAGTTATGTGGTTTGTGTTAATAAATATGCAAATTGATGAATTATTGGAGGTGCGACATGTAAAATGTTAATGAGTTATGACTTCTCTATAAAAGCGTATAGGTTGTAAAATGGTGTTATGCTTAATCCAAAAATTAAACAACTGAAAATAATTTAATTAGAAAAGCACATTAAAAATTAAAAGGAGAAAATTAAAATGGAAAATTTAAAAAATGAAGTAGTAGCAATGGAAAATACAGGTTTAGTAGTCACTGATGATATGACTCATGAACAACGCGTTAATTTATTTAACGCCGTTAACAATGCGGAAGGTTTATCAGATCAAGTCGGTAAAGATTTATGGTTAACTGGATATATCGTGCAAGATGTAGAAAAGGAAAATGAAAAAACAGGTGAGATTATCTGTAGCAAGTTAATTACTGTAATTGATAAAGAAGGTAAAGCATATGCGACAAATAGTAAACCTTTCTTGCAATCATTGAAACAGTTAAAGCAGGTATTTAACTATGACTGGGCAAAAGAACCGGTATGTGTGACAATCATTCAAAAGAAATCAAGCTCAAGCTCAAATAAATATTTAAGCATGGCTGTTAAATAGCCTAATTAATTAAGGGTGTTAGCCAAACACCCTTTTATTTTTGACTTAAAATGGGGGTGTTTAAAATGGCTAAAATGAGAAAGTCAACAAGAGACGTTAAGCGGTTACGTAACGCAATAGCAAGTGCAAAACGTACAGCAACGAAAGCGCAAAATTTAGGGCAGGATGTTGTATTTAATGACATTCGCACAATTAAAGATTTTAATGACCGTAAAGAATTTAATAAATATTTACGATCAATTGAAAAATTCAACAAAGAAAATAGATTTGTTGAAAATCAATACGGAGTTGTTTTTAACAGAAATAAAATAGAAAAAGCTAACAAATTAATTGACAAGCAGAACAAGCAACGTAAACAACTTTCAAAGTCTGTGGGATTATCTAAACTAAATGAGACTAAAGGCGGTATTGTAACACCTATTAGTGTTACAAATGCAAGGTCAACTTTGCGTGATGATCGCGGGGGGTTTTTTGAGCCGGTTCATCATGTGAACATAGAATCGTATCGTTATCCTAAACAATTGGATAAACGAATTGAAAATTTAAAAAAGAATACAAAGAAGGAAAATCAGAAAATAAAAAATTTACGGAGTAACTACAAAATCGCGATAGAGGAACAAATACGTGGTGGTAATATTACTAAAAAGGAAGGTAAACAACTAATTAAAGATATAAAATCATTATCAGATAAACAATTATTACAATGGTTTTATCAAGAACGTAAGGCGGTTTCAGTATTTAACTATATAGACATGTCAAGAGAATACACACAAAATCAAATGTTTGTAAATGAACAACTGAGTAAGAATATAAGAACAGATATGACAGATGTAAAAGATAGCTTAGCTGTATTTACCGGACGTGCCTATGTTGATGGTGGAACAGTTAAGTACAAATAATTTAAAGGAGGTTGTAGTATGTCAAAGAAAAAAGAGCCTAAAGAAATATGGGCATGTGATTTTGAGACTACAACCGACCCTTTAGACTGTAGAGTTTGGGCATGGGGCGCAAGTTTTGTCAGTGATTCAAGTATAAAAGAATATGGGAATAGTATTGAAGGTTTCATTGAATGGTGTCAACAGAAAACACGTAAATTATATTTTCACAATCTAGCTTTTGATGGTGAATTTATTGTGAGCTGGTTATTAAGTAATGGATATGAGTATTCGGACAAACCTAAAACAGGTTGCTTTAAAACAATTATATCGAATACAGGATTATGGTATTCCATTGAAATATGGTGGAAATATTCTATTTATCGGTCCACAAAAACAACGATATGGGATAGCTTTAAATTAATCCCATTTAGTATTGAGAAGATCGCGCATGATTTTAATTTACCAATACGAAAATTAAAGTTAGATTATAATACTAAACGTGAGATAGGACACGAGTTAACACAACATGAAGTGGATTATTTATTTAATGACATTGATATTGAAGGCATGGCATTGAATGAATGTTTTAAATTAGGATTTAACAAAATGACAGCCACTAGCTGTAGTTTTGAGACTTTTAAGAAAAGTTTGCCTGTGGCATTTGAGAAAATTTTTCCACCGCTAGAAATGAATGTGGATAAGGATTTAAGACCGGCTTACAGTGGCGGTTTTGTGTGGGCAAACCCGGAATTAAAAGAAAAAGAAATAGGGCAAGGCATTGTATTTGATGTCAATTCACTTTTTCCATCACGTATGTATTATGAATTATTACCGTATGATACACCTGTTTATTTTGAAGGTGAATATCAACAGGATGATGAATACCCGTTATGGGTTGGTATTGTGAGTTTTGCTTTTGATATTAAAAAAGATCATATACCATGCATTAGCTTAGATAAGTTTAGTCGATTTTTTGGGAGTAAAAAATATGTTGACACCTCAAACGGTGATATTGTTCGTATGACTTTGACTAGTGTTGATTGGGAATTATTCAATGAACAATATGATGTTTATGATGTTGAGTTTATTAATGGATATAAATTTAAAGGTTGTGTAGGTATTGCAAGACAGTTTATCGATGAGCAAATGGAAATTAAGAAAAATTCAAAAGGTGCGCAAAGGTTTATTGCGAAAAGACAATTAAATTCGGTTTATGGTAAGTTTGCAACCAATCCAAACGTTACACCTAAAATTCCATTTATTGATAAGGATGATGGTATTTTACGTTTGCATGATCCTATGTATACAACTTTTGAAGATGGAGAAGTGAAAGAGGTTATTGACGAACAATTTCGCGATCCTATTTATCTTCCGTATGGTGAATTTGTTACCGCATACGCGCGTAAATATACGATAAGTACAGCTCAAAAGGTAGGTATACATAGAGTTGCCTATATTGATACGGATTCAATCCATTTAGTAGGTACACAAGTTCCGGACGCTATTAAAGATATTATTGACGATAAAGAACTTGGGTATTGGGGTTTAGAATCTATTTTTAACAGATCTTATTTTATTGGCGCTAAGTCGTATGTGGAAGAAATTGAAATTAGTTATAAGGACTATGTGGAACACCAACAGGAATATATTAGTGAAAATGATTGTAAAGATAAGTTGTATTACATTCGTGAGGGTGTTTGTTATTATTTGAATGTAAAGTGCGCTGGTATGACGCAAAAGGCTAAACAAAATGTAACATATGATAACTTTAGAGTCGGTAATGTTATTAATGATTGCTTAAAGAAAACGCATGTACCCGGTGGCATTGTATTAGTTGATAGACAATTTAGCATTAAAAGTAGATAGGAAGGTGATAAGGTGATAAGTGTTTTAAGTGCTATAATAAAATATTTAATTATGGCTTTATGTTGTTTGAGTGTGACATTTCTATTCACTGTTTATGCAATAGGAATGATATTGATATTTGTTTGGATTATAAAGGAGTGATATTTATGAATTTATTGTTAAATATAGTTGTTGTTGTTTTCGTTGGTTTGATTATGGATTATAGTTATACTCACTTACGAAATGAAAATAAAATTTTACGGAAAGATGTTGATAAACTACAATATCAGATGTTAACTTATGAAAATGGCGGGATTTTTGAAGAGTGTGATAAAAGATTAAAAGAATTTAATGAAATTATGTTTGGAAGTCCTCCATTGAAGAATAAAGTTGTTATTGTGAGAAGTATAAAAGACTATGATTATAGCGCTTATAGAAAAGATATTGACGCATTAAATGAATATCTAAAGGATGGTTGGAGCATTGTTAATCATGAAACAAATGAATTTGTACATACGTATATACTAGGTAAACCGCTGGCATGGTGTAAAGAAAAGGGAGGTGATAATCATGATGAGTGAAAAATCGAAAGAACATAGAAACCAATGGTACCGAGATCATGTTAATAAATATTGCGTTTGTGTGAATAAAGAGGAAGTTGAAGTTGTTGACTACATTGAAGATTTATTGAAAAAGAAAAAGTTTAGTAAATACGTCAAAGAAAAAATTAAAGAAGATTTGAAAAAATAAAATAACATGATATTATTAATATGTAAGGAATAAAGATCGGAAATCAGACATGTATATCAGAATTACTCGCGGTGAAACGTGCTGATAACATAATTAGGCATAGTAATCTAGCTGGTGACACTTTAAACTTTACAACCTATATTTATGAAACCCTCGTAAAAGAGGGTTTTATTTTGTGTTGACTTTACAGTATTAATATCATATATTTATAAATAGAAGGGATGTGTAAAAAATGGAACGTGATGAATTGAGAAACAAATTTACGGAAGTGTTAACAGTTGAAGATCAAGCCCAACGCTCGACTATGCTAAATGATATGCGAGCTGAAGTTGAAAAAAACTTTAAAGAATTAGATGATTTAAAAGCTGAAAACACAAAATTAGTCGAAAAGAATAATTCTTTGACAGAGGCTAACAGTAAATTATTTATGCAAATTGGAGTTGAAAGTTCCGGAGATGAAAAACCGAAACATAAAACCCCAATGGATTTAAGAAAATTAGGCATTTAAAACGAAAGAGGTGATTATATATGCCAAGAACAACAGGGAAAGACGTTGCAAAAGCGATTCAAGAAGATTTAGGATTGGAAACACAACCAACAGGTCAGGAAGTCGCGAGCGCAATGTATAGAGTATCTTCTCCAAATTTTCAGTCAACAATTGGAGATCCTAATGAAGTTTCATCATTAGAGTTTATGAATGGATTATTAGAATATCCTGATAGTTTAGGTGTTGAGTTTATGAATTTAGCAACTCGAATCGGTCGAGTGATCGCACACCGAAATATTTTAACAAACAAGTTAGCTCCATTTAAAATGGAAAATATGGCTTTAGGCTATACAATGGAAGAATATTTTGTTGAGTGTGCAAAAGAGCATGCTTACAATCAAGCCGAAGCGGAAAACACATTATTTAAACGTGAGTTGCCTGATATTAAAACAGCATTTTATGTTGTTAACCGTAAGTCATATTATCCAGCAACAATTACAGATGATGATATGCGTAAGTATTTTGTCAGCTGGGACGGTGTAAATAGTTTGATTGCTCGTATTGTTGACTCTATGTATAATGGTGATAACAAAGATGATTATAACTATATGAAATCTGCTTTAGTTACACATTATGAAAATGGATTGATGAAAATCGTTAAAACAAGTGCTGTTACTGATACGGACACGGCTAAAGAGTTAGCTCGTAAAATTACAGAATATGTATCTTATTTAACAGAGCCAACAAATGAATATAACGCAATGGCAGTCACTAAACAAAATGACTATGAAGATATTTACGTTATTTTAAACGGAAAATCAAATAGTTATTTAAACATTGACTGGTTAGCGCAGACATTCCAATTAGAATTTGCAGAATTTAAAGCACACGTGTTAGTATTACCAACTTTACCTAGTACAACACAAGGAACAATTGAAGCGTTAGTTGTTGACAGTGAAATTTATAGAGTATTTGACCAGAAATATAGTGTAGGCGTTGCTTATAACGCGAAAGGCTTATACTGGAATTATTTCTTGCATCATTGGGAAGGAATTGCAACAAGCCGTTTCGCAAACGCTATTGCATTTGTTTCAGGTGATGTCAATGAAAAAGTTACAGCGATTTACGCCAACCCTACAGTTGTACAAGTTAAAAGAGGTGGTAGTGTAACAGTACCATTTACCGTACAGACTAGTGGTTTGAATGCTCCTATTAGTTTAACGGCAACATCAGGCGAGTCAACAATGGTTAGTGTAACGTTAACGGATGATTTAAGACACGTTACAATTAAAGGCTTAGAAGAGATTAAAACTGAAGGATTAACCACAGTAACAATTAAAGACACAAATTCGAATGTTACATGTGATATTAAGGTTGTTTATAACGTGTAGTTGTGATATAATATCAGTGTCATGAGTAGGGCATGACCCCCTCCTTTCTATTTAGGTAAATTGCAACTTAGGAAAAAGAGTTATTAATTTAACTCTTTTTTCTTTTTTATTTAAAATTAGTTGAACATTAAACTATTTTTTATTATGATAGAAAAAGAAAGAGGTGATTAAAATGAAAATTATTCTAGTGGCATTGGTTTTTAATGGTTTGGACCTTATTACTGGACTTGTTGGAGCAATTAAAGACGGCGAACAAATTAAGTCTAGTAAATTAAGAGATGGACTATTTAAAAAAGTTGGATTTGTGTTCTGTTACGCATTAGGTGTATTAATTAATTATGCTGAAAATTTATTGACTTTACCTTTTGGGGTAGACCTAGTGCCTGTAATTTGTACTTATGCGGTTATTACAGAAGTTGTTAGTATTATTGAGAACATTTCTAAAATTAACCCTGATATTTTACCGGACAAATTAAAAACTTTAATTGGATATAGTGAAGGAGACGAGTAATATGGGTATTATTGATGATGGTAAACTACAAAATATTTTACCGAAATACAGTGAGTTAAAATTAAGCGGTATAAATTTAGCACAGCAATATGTTAGTGCATTCAATACAGGCATGAATATTTACCAATGTATTAACCAATTGCAAGGTTATATTGAATGGGTAATAAAAGCTGTGAATGATGTAGTGGTACAGTGGAATGAGATAGTAGACTCACAACTACAAGATTCTATAAACGCAACTAAGCAAGCGACTACAGAACAATTTAACATTGAATGGGCTAAGAATAAAGCACAGTTGGACACTGAAATTGAGGGAATCATTCAAGAACAATTTAATGTTGATTGGCAGGTGCGTGAGGACGCTATCAACTTAAAAATCACTGGTGTTAGTAATGATTTAGCAATTTTTAAGACAGAGACAGATACGAAATTTACAAATACAAAAGAAGAGTTTACACAACTTAACAATACGACAAAACAAGAGTTAACTAATCTTATTAATACAACAATTGATAACACAATTAATTCTATTTATCCTATTGGTTCAGTTTATACTACTTTAACCGAAACAAATCCAGGTACATTTTTAAGAGGAACTTGGGAACAATTCGCACAAGGTCGCACGTTAATTGGTGTTGGTGAAGGAAATGATGGTGCAACATCTATGACTTTTGAATCGGATACAGTCGGAGGTGAATATAACCATAAACTAACAACGGATGAAATGCCTAAACATAGTCACTATATCAGTGGCTATTCTAGTAGTTTTGGTACAGAATATTATTATAATTTAGTTGGTGGTAGTAATAACTATGGCTCTAAGAGTACAAGTGAATCTGGTGGAGATGTTGCACACAACAACGTACAACCTTATGCCACAGTTTATTTCTGGAAACGTCTAAACTAGCAAGTATTTAATACTTGCTATTATTTTAAGGTGGTCACAATGGAAAAAAATAAATGTGAATTTTCTAGTATTTATAAAATGAAAAAACCGGAAGATATTCCATATAGTTTACCGGAAGGATTAAGCGTTTATTTCTATATTGAATTTTATATGCAATGCATGCACATCTTAAAAGATGTGGATTATGAGCGATACAATATATGCAAAGATAAGTTAAGAGAGTTAGTTGAATTAGAGGAGGAATTAAATTTATGAAGCCAGGACAAAAACTAGTACATGATGGTCATGAGGTTTGTTTATTTCCAATGGAAACAATGAACATCACGCAATGGTCAAGCCCACAAAGTTTATCACACTGTTGTGGACATCCGTTTGATAATGCAATCAGCGGGCAAGTACGCGTACCCGTATACGCTCCATTTTCTTGCCATCTATCATATAGTGATAGTGTAGGTAATACACGCGCCTATAGTTCAGATAATCCCGTTTGGACTCCTAACGGGTTAAGTTATGTAACAGTTAGTTTTACGCATGATCCGAACCCACCAACCGCAACAAGATATGCACAAGGGGATTTAATTTATCACACAGGCACGGCGGGTTACGCAACTGGAGATCATTGTCATATCGATCAGACATTTACACAAAATGCCGGTTTAGTCTATTATGGTGTAACTTGTCAATATGGTAACCAATGTTATGCGTTAAGTGGATCAGTGTTACCGACACAAGTATTTTATGTAAATGATACGAATATTGTAAACGGGTATGAGCAACAGTGGAAAACATTTGAAGGTGGAGAGCCACCAACACCACCCGAACCAAGTTACAAATATATTAAACATTATTTTATTTTAGATGGTTTAGGGCTTGATTTAGGCTTTTATAAGACAAAAGAAGAAATACCACCCGAACCACCAACACCCATTGGTGAATGGTTTATTCCTGGTGATATTAATAACACTAGACCACTTACAGAAGATGAGTCTAAACAAAATTGGGTTGCATTTTGGCAGTTCTTTAAAGCGAAGGGTTGGACAGCAAACTCGGTTGCTGGCATGTTAGGCAATGCCTATTTTGAATCAACTGTTAATCCTAACCGCTGGGAGAGTGATATACCTTTTGCACAACCGGTTGCTAGTCGTGGTTATGGTTTGGTTCAGTGGACACCATGGACGAAAATTATTGACTGGCTAAAAGAAAAAGGATATTATCCGGATGTTTCTAAGTTTGGCGTGGGGGAATGTGAGAGAATCCAATGGGAAATGGAGAACGGCGCACAATGGATAGCCACATCAGCGTATCCCGAAAGTTTCGAAAGCTTTTCAAAATCAACTGCCGACCCTTATACATTAGCGATAGAATTTTTAGCGAATTATGAAAGACCGGCAGACCCTAACCAGCCAACGCGTGGCACGAAAGCCCGTGAAATTTATGATTATATCAAAGATAAATAAAATAGTTGAACTTTCAACTATTTTTTAATAAGATAAAATAAAAGGAGATGATTAAGATGAGTATAGGAGTTGTAAATAGTCAATTTACACCACAATCAAAGATATATCTTTTAAAAGGGTTAGAAATTGACGCAATGAATAACACGTTTTGGGGTGCATTTAATAACACGGAAGAACAATTTAATTTTTTCATTAATAACTATGATCATATTGTGTTTGAAAATTATACATACCAAAGAAAAGACGGAACTGTGGTTGTACCTGGTTTATATGATGATTTACGTTTATACAATTATATGATTTATAGGAACGGTGATACAGGAAACAAATCAAAATGGATTTACTGTTTTATCACAAGTTTAGGATATTTAAATGATAATGCTACCAGTATCAGTTTTGAAACGGATGTAATACAAACATGGCGTTTTGAGATTGAAAGTAACTTTATGGAGTCGTACATAGCCTATGAACATAGACCACAATACTATAAAGAAAGTTCAGACGATAAACGTAAACCATGTATCAATACACAGCCTGAGAACTTGGAAATCGGTACGGACCTTATAGCTGAGGATGTAATGAAACTAGACCCTATGAGCCATATAAGTTTTGTGATAATTGGAATGACATCCACAATGGATGGCAACGACACATACACATCCGGTACTTTGGGTGCACCTAGCCAAATTAATTACTATATATTACCATATTCTAGGCTTACAGGTTTAGGAATTACAAAACTAAAAAATACGAGTGATCAAGATTTATCAATAAGCAATATAACCACCATTTTAGACGCGATTCGTAAAGATGAAAAATTAGTTGGTAAATGCGTTTCTATTGTTATAACAAATTATATTCCCGGTTTAGCTTATGTAAATAATGAGCTAAGAATAGTTAAAGAAAATTTTACGATTGTTGGTGAAGGTAGCTATACTATGTTAAAATATGGTGTATTAGGTTTTAGTAAAATGAACGACAATGATACTAGTCAATTCGTTAAAACGGATATTATTAATGCTCCACTTCGTTTTTATCCTACAGTTATTAAAAATACTAAAATATTATGGTATCCTTATTCCTATCTATTAATAAGTGATAACAACGGTACAAATAAGATTTTTAAAAATGAATTATGGGATAATTTTAGTGAAATTCAATTTGCGTTTGTTGGTAGTCCGAACAGCTCAAAATTAAATGTTGTGCCAATCAACTACAAACTAAAAGGTAATCACGTAACAACAAACGACGTACTCGCAAACCTTGATAACTCTTTCGAGTCACAATATGAATGTAGCATACCGATTATAAGCGATCAAACAGCACTGTTAATGCAATCCTCTAGAAACTCAATGAATGTAGGTTTATCAAATATTCGAAGATCAAATGAAACCAATTCTGCAATCGCAAGTGCAACCGGTAATGCACTAAGTGCACAAACAAGTTTACAAAACAATTTAAACTTAAGTGTTACATCTAGGAATACAAATCTAGCTAGTAATTTAAATGATTTGCAAAACAAATCGAATATGATAAACGCTAGTTTTAGTGCAATTGGTGGATTAAGTGGTGGGATCGCTAGTGCCTTAACAGGTAATATTAGTGGTGCTGTAGGTAGTTTAGTCGGAGCTGGTTTAGGTATGACACAAACCGCAATGCAAAACCAAATCAATACAAAACAAACTAACTTGCAAAACGCAAATGCACTTGCAAATGCAAATGCACAGGCGAGCGCTAGTACTCAATCAACCGCAATTAGTAATCAATTGAGGCAGTTAACAACACAATACCAAAATCAGACAAATATTCAAAACGCTATGGATAGTTATAACGCTCGAATTCATGACGCACAGGCAACGGCTGACAGTATTGTAACCGGTTCAAACGATGTTTTAAGACAAACAGCGCTAGATTTAAACACATTAGTATTATACGCATATAAACCTACACAAGAATATCAAGATAAATTAAATAAAATATGGGATATGCGAGGATATGCAACAAATACAATTGACTACCCTAATTTACATACACGTCAAAATTGGAACTATATACAGACTGTAAAGTGTAACATTAAAGGTGAAAACATCGACCCGAGCGACTTGGAAAAAATAAAACGCGCATTTGATAATGGTATTACTCTTTGGCACACCAAAGATGTAGGAAATTATGAATATCGTAATGGAGAACGCTATACAGCGGATATGGTAGATAAATATGGAAATTATAAAGAAAAGAAAGTGCATTAATATAAAGGTTGACTGTTCAACCTTTTTTATTTAACATATAGATAAAGGAGATGATTAAGATGGATATGTTAAATGATACAAGCTCGTTTACTGATTATTGTCGTAACGCGGTTGATATTGCTACAATGAATAACGGAGAAGCGGATTTTATTTATTATACATATTTACAGATGTTAAGCTTGAATATGTTTAAATATAAAGGTCTGCCGGAATCAATCAACACATTTTATTTAGAGTATATTTTACAAACGCGTGGTTACATTGGCTTTTATGGTGATGAAAGGTTAGGTTTGATATGTAGTGAAATTACATTAGGTGGTCGATTAAACCATTATACTTTACCAACAGAATATCATACGGTTTCCACAAGTCCACTTGTTAAAAAGACGTTAACAAGTGAAGAGTGTGTGGTTATGAAAAACAGTCCTTTATATGTTGGATTGTTTCCATACTTAAATTTTTATGCCAAAAAATTAGCGTTAACAAGTAGAACTATGGACCAAAACTTAACTATGCAATGGACACCGTACATTATTACCGGTGATAAAAGACTACTACAACAATTTAAAGTGTTCATGAAAAAAATCTTGCAAGGGGTTCAAACGATCTTCACGTCAAAAGGGTTCAGAATGGAAGATATCAACGTGCTACAGACAAACGCACCTTTTATTGCGGATGAATTGCATGGAATGAAGCAGGCTATTTTAAGGGAATGTATGACATTCTTAGGCATTGAAAATGCGAATATGGACAAAAAAGAGCGGTTGGTTTCGGATGAAGTCAATGCAAACAACCAACAGGTTATCGCGTCTCGTAATATTTGGCTGAGTGAGCGTAAGAAAGCGATTGAGGAATTAAATAAAAAATTTGGATTAAATGCGAGTGTAGAATTTGCTCCATATGAAGATTACGAAGAGATTATGAAATTACTTGAATTAGATTCAAACACAAGTATTAAAGATTTTAATATTAATAAAAATTTAGATGTTAAAGAAGGTGAAGAAAATGTTTAATAAATTAAAGGTTCCTAACTATTTGTTAACACTACAAAGTCCGGTGCTTGCTGAAAATACCGAAACAATCTGTGGCGTATGTCACAACCTGGCATTTACGGAGTTATTAGATAGTCAATATGAATTAAGCGACGCGGAAGTTCTAGAGATCGCACGAAAAAAGATTTTTGATTTTAATTATAAGTTTTATGATGATCTTGAAAAACGTAAAGCGTTAGAAACGGGAATTTTAAAGCACTTTTGGTTTGATGAAATCGGACAGGAAACTTACGCATATTGGAAATTTGAGTTACAACATTGGTTTGAAATCAATATGGATAGATATTATACGTTGTTTAAAACCATTCCATTTCAAGATCAAGACGACCCTACGGCAAACACGAACTACACGGAAACTTATACACGTGATAGTCGAGGTAACACACAAGCCAGTGGAGAAGATACGAGTATCGCTTTACAATCTGTAACTCCTGAAGGACGTATTGACATTGAAACAAACGACTATGTTAATAACATCGCTAAGACAATTACCAAGCCTAAAAGCGCAAATGATACAACAGGACATGAAGAGTACAGCTTTAAGCGTAAAGGTAATATCGGTATTCAAACATTAGCGGAAGTATTGCAAGGCTCAAGACGTGCGGTTATTACAATCGAAAGTGAACTATACACTGAGCTACAAGAATATGGGTTATTTTTCAATATTTTTTAGGAGGTATAATTCATGGAAGAAAAAGAAGTAAAATTTGAAGAATTATCAGAAGAAGCTCAATCAGAGCTATCAAACGGAAAAGAAGAAGGTGAAGATGAATGTCATACTCAAGCTTAACAAATAAATATATTCCTGCTAGTGCAGACAACTATATGCGCGGTAGAGGAGGTTACAAAGTATGTAAGATTACACCTCATCACATGGCTTGTCAGTGGAGCGCTGAAAGATGTGCTCAATCATTCCAAGTAAGTGGAAGAATGGCTAGTGCAAACTATTGCATCGGCTCAGATGGTACGATCGTTGCGAATGTCGACGAAGAAAATAGAGCGTGGACATCATCAAACTACTACAACGATTGCCAAGCTATCACGATTGAAATTGCGAATGATAATACGAATACATGGACTATCTCATCAAAAGCATGGAATGCATTAGTAAATCTATGTGTTGATGTATGTAAACGATATGGATTCAAATTGAATTACACTGGTAATGCGAATGGAAGCTTAACTGAACATAGAATGTTTACAGCAACATCTTGTCCTGGTCCTTATTTGCATTCGAAAATGCCACAGTTAGCACAAGAAGTAAATGCTAGATTGGATGGTCAAACTGTAGCCCCAACACAACCAAGTACTCCAAACGCTCCAAGTGAAGAAAAATATTCAACAGGTACTCCAATTTGCACAAATACATTAAGTGTAAATTGCTATGGTACTGGTAAAGTTTATAAAGGTGATTGGAGTGGTACGATTGGTAGAGTGATTAAAGGTGCTAAATATCCGTATCGTGTAGATCGTAATGGAGTAGCTATTGGATGGACGAACAATGTAGGCATTGACTCAGACCCTCATGTACCAGGAGGAACTACAACTCAATCAACACCGACTGTATTAAACAGTGTTCCTTCAGATTTTATTAGAGAAAGTGCTACATTCTACCCAAATTGCACAATCAAAATTAGAAAAGCCCCAAGCTTAAAGGGTGTTGATACAGGGTCATATTATACAAATGGTATGCATGTTAACTATGATGGTTATGTTAAGCGTGAAGGTTATTGCTGGATTAGTTGGATTAGTGCATCAACAGGTGAACGTAGATGGATGGCGTGCGGTGAATTAAACCAAAACGGATATAATACATCACCTTATGGAGTATTTAAATGACACAAACAATAGATTGGTACAGCCCTACCAACATAAAGTCATTCAACAAATTTTTAAATTTCATCATCGGGGGTCGTGGTATCGGTAAAACGTATGGATTCAAAAAAGACTGTATCAGTCGATATAAGAAAAAAGGAAAACAATTCCTTTATTTAAGAAGATATAAAACTGACTTAAAGAAAATTAAAACATTTTTAAATGATCAGTTTGAAAACTTTAAGGATGATGAGTTTAAAATTACAGGTGGTAGCAACTTTACCACCTTTTATATAAATGGTTGCGAAATGGGTTATGCAACATCCTTAACAGCTTTTGCAAGTTTAAAATCAACAAGTTATGTAGACATTGATACAATCATTGTTGACGAGTTTATACCCGAAAAGGCTGGATTTAATGCATACATTCCAAATGAAGTTGAAATTTTATTAAATATTATTGATTCTATCTTTCGTCAAAGAGAAGGACATGTTTATTTATTAGCAAACAACGTAAGTATCGTTAACCCGTATTTTAGCTACTTTGGTATTACACCAAACCCCGAAAAAGAGTTTAACACATTTAAAGGTAATGAATCAGTTGAGCAAATTATAGTACAGATATGTCACAATGAATATAAAAAAGGAAATCAAGAAAAATCTAAATTCCATAAACTTATAAGCGGAACAACATACGGAGAATATAACGCTGGTAAGTTTGCATATGATACAAACGACTTTATAAAAAAGAAAACAAATGTATGTGACTATTTATGCACGTTATACTATGATGATATTTATTATGGTGTATGGATTGATATGAATACAGGTTATGTTTATATTAATCAACAGATTAATAAAGAATATGGGTATTGTTATTCCATTGGAAGTAATAACCGCGAGAATATGATGATCGCTAAACTATGGCGTAAAGATCAACGCTTAAACATGTTAATACGATCCTATCGTGATGGGTGCGTGTACTATAACAACCAGGAGACTAAAAGATTATTAAGCTATATACTTAGTAAATATTAAAAGAGTGATATTAATTATCACTCTTTATTTTTATAAAATCTTTAAGATCGTGTTTATTGACAGTATATAAATAATAATCATGGTTAACACCATATTTATTATAATACTTAATATACTCATCCCAAACAATCCTATAGTCTGTAGAATGTAAAACAATTAAACCGTCAAATGTAAAATAAAATTCCAACTCAATTTTAATATCTTTGTTCATGTTTACCACCTACCAATTTTCACCGTACATTTGAATAAAATAATTGTGAATATATTCGTGTTTAACAACGCTAGACCTTAAAAGGTAGTATTGCCTATAACTTATTAAACCTTGATTATAATACGATTGGATTAAATTCTCACGCTCAGTATCACTAGTAATACCAAGCGTTCTATTTAACTCATTAATCAGACGACTAAGACTAGTATAATTGTTCATATAACTACCTCCTTACTATTCTACATACTTCTTTAAGGTTATTGTTAATGAACTCATTCAAATAAATATAATCACAATAGTTAATATCTTTATCATTATATATTCTTTCACACATAGCAATACAAATAGTTGTATAATCACTTAATGATTGTAATACATTAGGCAGTTCATGCCACCCCTTAATCTTTGCTATCACATCATTGTATTGTGTTTCTAATACTTCTTTATATTTTTCTTTAGTCATTTTGTTTTCCCTCTTTTCTTTACACTCATATTATAACACACCTATTCTAGAATACAAGTATTTTTGTAATTTCACATAATCCACTACGGAGCCGTGTGGGTCATTATTCAATGTAGTGTTAGACAAGACTAACTAAGACTATGCAAAGCCAGGTTGTGTGTTGCACAGTTAGATAAGACTAACTAAGACCACGTTGTGTGGTGTGGTGCGTGAGCGGAGCGAACCTAAGCCGAGCAAAGCGAGGCCCAGCCGAGCGGAGCGAGGCGGTGTTGTGCGGTGTTAGGTTAGTTGAGACTAACTAAGACCGTATTGTATGGCGTTAGGTTAGTTGAGACTAACTAAGACCACGTTGTGTGGCGTTAAGTTAGTTGAGACTAACTAAAACCGTATTGTATAGCGTTAAGTTAGTTGAGACTAACTAAAACTGTATTGTATTGTGTTAAGTTAGTTGAGACTAACTAAGACCGTATTGTATAGTGTTAAGTTAGTTGAGACTAACTAAAACTGTGTTGTATAGCGTTAAGTTAGTTGAGACTAACTAAAACCGTATTGT